CACCATCAACATCGACGTGTGTCTGGTATGTGATCGGCTTGTTGTTAGCGACCCGCGCCGCCTCTTCGCCGTTCAGGCCGAGATTGCGGAGTCCGTGGTCGGAGGTGTCGATGCTTGGTTTTGCGGATTGGGCGAACGCATCCCCACCGATACCGAGTTGTCCATCGGGTTCTCGGCCCGAGGTTTCTCGTGACTGGCGATCTGCGCTTTCAACCCCTTCACGAATGGGCTGTCCTGCCCACCGTTTTTCGCTTGCAACCTTTCCACGCTTGCCTTCAGCAGATCCACTTGATTCAATTTCATTGATCTTCTCCTGGTACTCGTGGCTGAACGCCACCTGTGTCTCATGCCAGAACGTCCCAGCAAATGAGACACCGTCAACTTGCTTTGACAATTGATCGGCAAGTTCTTCAAGTTGTGCGTGCTGCTCCAACATGGTCGCACGGATCTCGTCATCCGTCATCGACTTGAAGTCCATTGCGCCATACCGTTGCATGAACTCCGGCACAAATTGAGCGCGAACCCCAACAGCAGGAGGTTCTTTCCCAGAAACAGCCTCTGGACTGCGCCGACCATCCACAATGACGGTCAGATACTCTATCCCTTTTTTCGACGGTTCCGGGTTGTTCTTGATCCACTCTTCATATTGATTTTCCGGCACCTCGTCGCGTTGCTTTTCCCATGTGGAATGCGCGCCATCCGGGTCGGCAAGTTTTGCCAGCATTGCTTCGAGTTCCGGCCCCGCTTTCTGGTCTCGGAAGTACAGTTCGATGCCAGGCCGGTGAACCAACGGATCCACCGTTTCGTTGCTTCGTAATACTCGCGTCAGGTACGTGCTGTCCTGTTTCGCGTTCATCGCTTCGGTGAGCATGGTGTGCCAAAGCTTGGAAGGATCGAACCCTTCCCGAGCCACTACCTCTAGGTCAAGCGACCGCTCCAGCGAACCGTACCTGCCTGTTGTTGTGAGTGCCTTGCTTGCCAGGACTGTCCTGCCGTCATCCGCAGAGTAGATCGCAGTCCTGACCTGGTTGGAAAGCCTGACCATGTCAGAGTCTGTCGGAACGTAATCGACGCCTTGGTTATCCATCGACATCTCAGTGGACAGTCCACCACTGAACCGATCAACAGTGCGCTCCAGGCCGGCCAGTTCCGCCTTTGCTGTAGCCTTTTCTTCTGCCGTTGACTTGGACGAGTCGATAGTCTTGCGAAGGTCTGTGATCTTGTCTTGATGCTTTGACCCAGTGAGGTTTGCCTCAAGCTCAAACGAACCACCCTCTCCAGCGGCACTTGTCCAGTTGTTGACTGTCCAGAGTTCCTTTTCTACGAACCACACAACAGCCTGGAGGTCATCGTCATTGATCTCAGCCAACGTCTTGTTGGTTGACATCTGCTCATCTGCGCGGATCTGCCTGACCGCATCGCTGAACACGTCCTGTCCAAAACCGAATTGCAGGGTCGTGCTGCCGTCGCTCTTCATCTCACCAGACACGCCGCTCTCGGCCATGCTTGGAACTCTCCGGCCACCCGAAAGTCGTTGCAGCATCCGCGCCGCCCATACGTCAATCGTCGCCCTCTCGCGGAATCCGATCAGGTTCCCTGAAAAGTTGACTGCCTTGGGTGCAGTGCCACCACGATTGATGTCAGGATCCGCGTCCTTAACAGTGCGCCATAGATCCACCATTGCACGAGCAATGTTCCCACCATTGAAACCGTACTTCTTCCCGGTCTCCTTGGCTGGCAGCATGTTTTCTGGCAACTCTTTTGCCGCCTTCAAATCTTCGATCATGCGCCCGTATTCAGGCAGACTCTCGATGGACTTCTTGCTGTACTTCTTCACCTCTTCGGATGCCGCAACAACGGTGTCCTTCAATGCCTTGAATTCATGCGAAGCTTCTGCATTCGCCTTTGTCTGCCCTCGATCCTTAGCTGTTTCTAGGAACTGATCCCTGGCCTGCCTGGCGGCACCCAAACGATCACGAGCAGGTTGACCTTCAGCAATGCGCTCATTGTACCAACCTCGAAGAACCTCCTCGCGTTGCTGGATTCCGTCTTGCCAAGCTTCCCACTTCGGGATGAGTTCATCGAAGTCGCCACGCATGGCTCGGCGCAAAGAGTCGGTTGCGTTTTTCCAGTTGTCTCTTACAGGCGTATTGGGTGACGTTGCCCCAAGCAGATCTGCAAATAGGTCGCCAAGTCCGCCAAACTCATGCCGCAAGCTAGAGCGCATTGCCTTGTACCATGCCGCTTGTGACAGCATGTTCTTGGCGTTTTTATCTCCGTTCTCTGCACGCAAGTAGACCTTGCTAACTTCATCAGCCATGCTGGTTGCAACTGCCTTCACTCGAGCATCGTACTCAGAAGTTCCTGGGGTCAATGCCTTGCCATTGGCGTCGCTGGAGAACGAGTAGGGGATTGTCTTGTACTGGTAGTCGTACTTGACCTTGCCGGTTTCTTCATCGGTATCCGCCTTGACGCGAACAAACTCAAGTGGGTGCCACCCTTGTGATGGAGGGTTCGCATACTTGTGCGCCTTTACCTGTTTCGTGATTTCCTTTTTTGATAGACCGGTTGCCGAAGCAGAATCGTCAATCGCTTTGACTTCACTATCAGATAGGTGCGTTCTCTTTCCAACCTCTCGTGTACCTCGGGATGCCACCATCGTCAGGTTATGCGTCTTGCTTCCTGACTGAGCGAACGCTACATCACTGCCCAGCGCGCCCTGGTTCTCGCTACCTGCTCTGCCGTCAACGTAGTTGTCCCAAGTGATGCTGCCGTCGTTGACGCCGAGTTCTGCGTGACGTCCTTCCCACCAGGCTCTGGACTGATCGATTGGGTGCCAGATACCGAGTTCTCCGGTGTCGTGGATAAGGCCGGCGACGACTGCTTCTCCGGTTCCTTGCTTTCTGTGTTCATTCTTGACCTCAATGTCGAGTAGTCTGGTTACCTTGTTGTCTGGGCTGACCTCGAGGACGGTATGACCCACAACCTGCTTATCGGCATTCAGGATGTCGTACTTGAGGGCGCGGTGACCATCAAGAGCCTTGTAAAACACATCATGGTCATCCGACACATCCTTCGGCAATGCCAGCGATACCCTGCTATTTCCGAATGTCGGCATCCCATCGTGCGTTCCATGCTCAGTCCACTTTACCTGGTTGGCAATCGCCGCACGCTGGATGTGGCTGGCACCGTAGTCGATGCCATGCTCGCTCAGGAAGTCCTTCATCGATTGATCGATGGATCCGGTGTCCATCTTGTCTGGCATCGCCACCTTGACGCGTTTCTTCTCAAGCAATGCCTCCGGCGTCATGCCGAGTCTTGCTGCAGTCACCGCATAGAAGTTGGAAAGCAGAGTCGCGTACTGCTCATTGGTCTGAGAGTTGAACCGGCCAGCGGCATTGAGATCCTGCAGGAACGTCTGCTTGATCGCTTCCTTGCTCTGGTTGAATTCGGTGTCGCCCCGTTTCTCTTCGAGAACCTTCCCGACCATCTCCTGAAGCTTCTCGCCTTTCGTCTGCATGAACTCCTCGGCCTCGACCTTGCTCATCGCATCGGCTGATGTGCGCGCGTGGTCGACCAGGGTCTGGGCGAATGACTCACCTGGAACCTTGCTGAGAAACTCTGCTGTCGGGATGGTGATGTCGCCACCCAGGGCGGCATTGTGGATCTGGCCCATGAGGCTCGGGAATGTCTTGGCGAGATCCTCCAGGTTCACACCGGCTCTGGTGAGTGCCTGCGGGTCGAAGTGCAAACGGTCAACATTATCTCGGGTCAGTTCCTGCGCGAAGTCCTGGAACGTGTCAAGACTGCGCTCGCGGGTCTTGCTGGCCTCCGCGAGCTGCACCATTGCGCCGATTGCCTCGGCGTGCTGCTTGGCAATCTCAGCGACACTTGTCGTGCGATCCATGCGGGATGCAACAGCATGTGCGCCGCCCATGATCCCGGACTGTACGAGTGTCGATACGAATGTCTCATATGCTGCAGCAGGTCGTTCTGCCCAGTATTGATCCCAGGTCTTGTCAGGGTTTGCGATCGCGGTGTCTGTCATGTCCTGGAAGAACGTCGCCAACTGCTCGCCAATCTGCTCCTCTACCTGAGACTTGAAGATCTGCTTTGCGGCACCCTTTCCGCTCATTCCGAAAGCTTCGAGGAAGTGAACCAGTGGCACCTTCTCGGTTGCTACTTCAATGGCACCCTCGATCGATGACCCGAGCACCGCCTCACCAGCAGAACCTCCGCGCTCTCGGTATTTACCGTAGGCTTCCGACTGAACCTGGAGGCCACCGGATGCCAATGAAAATGATGGGTTCCTGGTGATGATCGAGGCAGCAAGACCGGGTATCTGTTGAAGCGTTGAAGACACGCCACCGTAGACCGCTCGACCTGTGAGACTCTGGATATCAGGACTGTCTACCTCATCGACAAGCTTGGAGTGAGCGATGTCTGAGAATGCCTTCTGACGCATCTCGTCAGACCCGATGAGATCGGCAAACTCAGTTCGCATACCGGCGCGAGTTCTTACACCGGCCTGCTCCAGGTTGCTCCACAGTCCAGAAAGGATGCTGCTGATGCTTGTCTTTGGGCCTTGAATTGGGCGAATGACTGGGCCCGCAGCCTCTTCGATTCCACTGAGAGTATGCAGATCGTCGTGAACAATCCTTGCCCGGTTGTCATCATCGGCCAGGAAACTGCGAAGCGCAGGTGATCTCTCGATCTGCGCGGCGGCATCGTCGGCCTTTGCTTGCGCCTCATAGTCTGGGTGGTACTGCTGGATCACCTCGACCGGCAGTCCATACTTCTTCGCGAGGTCGGTCTGGGCTGCGGCGACATCAGGCTTTGCCTTCACCCCATTGATCAGATTGAAGTCGGCCCGGATCTTTTTCGGGTCATCAGGCTCAAACAAGTCTGCATACTGGCCCATCAGAATCGTCCCCTGTCTTTGCCTCGTTGGTATGCCTGCTCGATCGCCGCCTGCAACTTGCTATCGACGATGTGTTCCCTGCGACCGTAGATCGATCTCGGGATCGAGTCCATGCCATTGGGAAACTCGGTCTTATTGATGTTGACATAGTCCTTCAGGAGTTCATCGCGAACATCAACCGGGATCTTGTCGTATGTGGTCGCTACAAAGTTGCCACCCTTCACATCAGGATTTCCCTTGATCTCGTAGCCGCGCATCTTGGTCTGGAACCATCCGCCGATACCGGTTCCCTGCTGGACATACTCCTGCAGCAGACTCATTGCCTTCTTCTCGACGTCATCTTTCGTGTACTTCTTGTTGTTGGCCTGTGCGGTCTCGATCTCCTTCTGGAGTTCGCTCGTCATCACCCCGAGAAACATCTCGGTCTTGGCGAGATCGTCAGGCTTGTCTGCCTTCGCATTCAGGTTGATGCCAGCCTTGTTGATCGCGTTGACCACGATCGGTGCCTTCACTGCATGGCTGATCAGATCCTGAACCTCGGCAATCTTTGGATCCTTGCGTTCGATAGCCAACTGCATCCTGGCTAGGTTCTCGAAGTCCGAGTTGGACAGGAAATACTTCGACTTGCGTAGCTCAAGGCCAGCGAATGTCTGCGGATCTTGCATTGCCATTCGCATCAGCCCGTACCATTTGTCGTAGTCCGTCTTCACGTTATTCTCGGCCTCGTCCTTCAGCCTCTTGTTCCTTGAATCCAAGTAGTCGCGCATCTGGCGCGCCTCTTCCGGTGCCTCGTTCACGAGTCTCGCCATCGTCAGTGCGGTTGGCATCCTGCTCGTCTGGAACACCTGAGACCATCCAGAATTCTTCAGGTCAGTGACAGACTTCGCCTTCGCCGAATCGATCTCGCTGTACTGGGCATGGACTTCCTTGACCAGTTGATCGCGTTCCAGTCCGGTCTTCTTCTTCGCCTCCACGAGCGCATCAGCATAGGACAGACCTCGGCTTAGGTATCCATCCACAGCAGTCTGAGTCTTGACCCTCTCGTCGCCAACCATGACAGCAGCGCCAAGTTCCTCCTTAGCTCGGATCGTCAACTCGTCGCCGTTCTTCTTGATGTAGTCCTTCGCGAACTCGATGTTCCCGTCCTCTATTGCCTTGCTGATCACGGCAGCATGGCCTGGTGTTCTGGCCTCCTGCATCTTGACCTTCAGGACTTCAGGAGATGCACCAGGGTTCAATGCGATGACAGAATCACGGATGTCCTGTGCTGCCTGCTTTGCGACTTCAGGGTTGTATGGGTTATCGACCAGACTCTCGTTGCTGAGTTTGATCTTCGAGTCGTGGGTCTGTGACTGCGCCTCGTTGTATTGCTGCAGCATATGCCCATCGATGTCATTGAGCATGTCAGCTTTCACGCGAAGAGACTTCTGCGTGAATGCTTGACGTTGCGCGTCATTGTTAAGACCCGACTGGATCTCTTCAAGCGCAGAATCGTATTGCTCCGAGTACCGCTGCGAGAGCGACTTACCATCCTTTGCAGTGATCGCATCGAAACCCTTTGCGTTCATCCACCCTGTATCCTTGTCAGTCTTCAGAACGTTCTTCATGCGCAATGCCTTGACGTAGGCATCGTCCACTACAAGAGCATTCGCCTGCTCCTGCATGTCCGTAGCGATCCGCATTGCGCTGGATCCAGCCGCCCCGATTGCCTCGCCCGTTGCCCTTGCTTGCGTACCGCTGTCGTAGCCCTGCGGAGACTGGAACCCGGTTGGGTTCTGGACTGCAAGACCAACCTGCTGACCACCATATCCAGGGATCGTTGCCATCACTTGATTCCGTTCTTTGCCTTGTCCCACGCGTACCACGACTCAGACACCTTACTGGCGCTGCCGAGTAGGGTGGTCGCCATCGTCCCAACCGGGCTGATACCTTGCATCTGCGCCCTCTTCATCGTTGCATCGTTCTGCAGATTCACCGACTGAGTTCGGTAGCCGAATGCCTGCGACAACGCATTGATCTGCGCCGTGTTCCTGTCGACCTCCTTCATCACGTCCGTGCTGGCCTGAACCTCTGCCGCAGATCCCTGGCTCAAGTCGATACCGTTTGCCGCGAATCCGGTTCTCTGTGCGCTCTTGATTGCTCCGGCGCGCTGAGTGATCTGACCAATCTGTGAGTTCCCGGCGGCCAGTGCGCTCTGCGCTGCCCTCTCGTATTGCTGGGCATTGATATCATCGATCGCAGCTTGTGATGCCAGCGTTCGACGTGCAGACATCGCGGAAAAGAAACTGCCAATTCCGGTGATGGCAGAGCCAGCGATCTGGGCCTGCATTGCAAGCTTCGCCTTATCCGCTGTTGTTGTCGGAATATCAAACATCTCATCCTCCCAGCACAACTTCGAACGTGATGTTCTCGATGGTCAGCGGTGTTGGATCCTGGTTCCTGATCAGCATCTGACCTGACGTGTTCCACTCCGGAGCAACTGCCACCTCGAATTCGTCGGTCTTGAATGCTGGCGCGACACCATAGTTCTCTGTCGTGCGCGACTTGCGCTCGATCATCCTGTCCTCATTCGGCCCAACCCGGAACGTCCCAGACTTCATGGTTCTCATGTAGACCTTGTTCACGTTCTTCATCCGACCCTGGCCGAAGGCACTGTCAACCTGGGCGGAGATCGGTAACGTCTTGGCGTCGCTGATATAACCCAACCCAATCTGCACTTTGCTTGCCTGGCTCTCAAGCCTGACTTTGCCACCGGTTACTACCCTAGTCGGATGCACCGCACCGTCAGCGAGTATCGAAACCGTCATGCCTTCGAGCGCGATCAGGTTGCTCACAGTGTCCGTAGCAGCTCCGTTGTATGTGGCACCGCAGTCCACAAAGAATGCATCGGACTGGGTCGCCCACTTCCGAGGCTTGAGCCTCTCGATGTAGCGCACATCGCTGCCATTGATAGTGCGCTTGACCACGGAATAGAGTATGTCCTCGGCACCTTCAGCCACCACGCAGATAGACTCGAATGTGCCCTGGGTGTCATGCCAACTGAGAGCTGCAACCTCCTGCTCCGGCAGGAACGTCATCGACAGCAGGGTGCCTGCGCTGCTCACGCACCAGATTGTCGGAAGAGGTGCCTTGCTGTAGGCAATGTCTACGATGTCGGCATCATCGAACAGGTGCGGCGCACGAATGCTCATGTCAACATTGTCGAGTCCACCGGCTTGCAACTGATAGGCTAATTGTCTGATGTGCCCACCACGAGCAGCGGCATATACCACGCTCGAGTTGATCACCAGTGGCTGGACATTGTTCGCGCCTATGTATGTCTGTGGCTTGACGCTGATGCTCGTCGGGGTGATGGCATCTGAGTTGACCGACTTGACCTCCCACTCGGCACCCGATGTGAGCAGCACCAGGTTGTTCATCGGAACGATGTGCCGGATGGTGTTCGCCTCACGAGCTGCAACACGCACCGCGATGCGGTCGTCGTCATGCACCGGGAGACGGTATGACATAGTAGTCTCGGTGCCGCTCTTGGTCATCCAGATGTTCTGCGCCTGATTGATCGTCCCGGCGAATATCTTGCGCTGCTCGAAATATGACACCGCACCAGGGTAGTTGCTCGATGACGCGAACACGGTGTCATAGAGCGGTGGAGTGATTCCCATGTCCGGTGCGATGTTGTCGTCCACGAACACCGTGCTGGTCGTGCTGCCGATGAATCCGGACACGCCACCCTGCTCCTTGTAGACGTTGTAACGGGTAGCACCGGCAGATGCAGTCCAGGTGATCGTGTTCTTGCCACCGGTCGTGAAGATGTTGTTCACAACAAAGAGCGCGCTCACCGATCCTCCGCTGGTGTAGGCACCAAACCCAGTGGTGTTTATTGCATTGCCCTGCATGTCCAGCAGGGTGATCTTGGTAGTCGAAGGCACCGTACCGACCCGGTACTTGTTGCCGTTCAACTGGGTCATTCCGACGATGCCGGTGATGTAGACCTTGTCGTTCACCGCAAGACCGTGCGCTGCCGACGTGGTGATCTCACCAGGATTCGCCTGGGTGATCGCGCTGATGGTCGATCCAGTGTTGCTGATCGCATCTCCTATCACTGACTCCGAAACAACATCCGATCCGAATGCCGTCACCACGTAGGAATAGTGGTAGTCGGCACCTTTCGCGTTTCCAGACAACTGTATTGCTGTTGGCGGCAGCACGGTGGGGGCGAATGCCTCATCGCTCAACACCCAGTTCGTAGCGGCAAACCGTTTGAGTTCCTTTACTGGATAGTTGGGATGCACGAGCGTGAGGATGTCTCCCGACTGGACAAAATGGATGTCCATGAGATCCGCCTCGGCATAGGGATTCGATATCTCATATGGAGTGAATGCTACCGGTGTCGTGGTCGGGTCGAAGGTATGCAGCGTGGCATCAGATCCCAGCACGCCACCTTGACTGTGGAATCGAAAATAACCAGCACCAAGCTCGATCACCATCGTTTGTGTAGTCGAGTATGTGAACGATATCAATCGCGTCTTCTTGGTGCTGTCCTTGACCTCCCAGACCCATGCAAAGCCTGCACGGTTCTCTATCGGGCCTTGAGGGCGAATACGGAAATTGCGGCAAGTTGCCAGGCCGGCCTTGACCTTTGGGTCATCGATACGACCCAGAAGATCTTGCGCAATCTCTCCGCCCGTGAACGACAACTGTAGAAGCTTAGTTGCCATCACCGTGCCGCCATCCAACCCACCACATGCGTCTTGCTGGACTGTGACTGGTTCGCATCAGATATCGACGCCTTCGCAAGCCAGTAGGCCATTGCCTGCAACATCTTGGCGTTTACCGCTATCGCAGCGTCACCCTTGAGTACCGGCCCAGCGAGCATCGATGCCAGGTGGTAGGACAGCGTCAGGGTGAAGAGCGGAGAAAACTTTGATGGATCTGTCACGCGTTTGGTGTACCTCAACAGCGCGATTGACTGATCCGTATAGATGACCTCGTTGCCATCTGAGTACAATTCGACCTTGAAGGGCTGGGTCGTGTAGCTTCCGCTCGGGACGTAACCGTCCAGGTCTGAAGACCAGAGCAGGTTGTTGTTGTCGTCAGTTGCGTCAGATGGAATGACCTGCAGTATCCGCAGCGCATCGCTCGGCTTTGAGTATGCGTACTGCCACATCGTAGACTCGGACGTCACCTGGACAGGCAGCGTCCTTCGCAGTGAAAACTTCCAGTCGTGCATCTCGAGCAGAGAGTCACGAGCGATTGAGTAGAACTGTGCGCAATGCTCGGCCTGGGCAGACCCTTCAGGTGGGTCGATGCTGGACACTGTAGCGGCATCCCCGAGATGACTCAATGCCAGATTGCAGATCGAGACTTCAGATGCCATCACTCACCTCAAAAAAGCTGGGGGAATTGATTGCTCGCCTCCCCCAGTAACGCGCCACAGCACTACGAGAGACTGCTTACTCCACCGACTTCATATCCTTCGACGGAACCTTCAGCGTCTCGCGAACCTCGCGAAGCGTGTCGGACAACTTCATCCCCTTGGGGAATTCCGTCTCAAAAGTTTCGCCTGCAGCAACCATGCGATTCTCGTGAGAGATCCAGCGAGCGACGTCGGTGATGTATTTGGGCATGGTTCACCTATCAGACGACGGTGAATCCGGACGGGTAGTTCTTGTTCACGGCGACGTCAGTGTCAGTGATGACGCACGAGAACGATCCGGCAGTCAGGGGGCCAGTGCCAATGGTGTACTGCACACCAAGATAACGCTGGCCGATCGGCTGGGCCAGCAGCACGGCGCTGTTCAGGCACAGGGTGATCGGCTTGCGACCGGCAGTCAGATCCGTTTTGGCAATCGCATCCGTCGATGACAACACGGTCGGTGACGACAGGCTGGCAGATGCAGACGAGATGATCTGGAATGTCACGGTCGCGGCACCGGCAGCAGTCGCCGCCACGTCCACCGTGAACACGGCATAGAGATCTTCACCAGGGCCGAGATCTCGCGCAACGCCGAGATCGATGGTGTTGGTTGAAACAGCCGAAGCGGTAACTGCCTGGGCCGACGAGAGTTGCAAGAGTGCATCGGTAATCATGTTGTTTGCTCCAGGCTGAGTTAGGACACGAGCGATTCAGCGATGCTCAGGCCGTCAACTCGACGCACCGGAACACCCATGAATTCCAATTGGTTAATCTGCGTTCCGAACTGCGTCATGGCTGGCTTGATGCCAAGAGCGTTGGACGACTTCTCCAGCGCCTGGATCATCAGACCTTCCTGAATCGAACGGTTGCCATAGAAAGCGGCACGACCCATCTGGAAATTGGGGATACGAGCGATCGCACGCATCATCAACTTGATCAGATTGGTCGAGGCAGTCGAGGCTTGCGTGCCCGTCACACCAACCCAGTCGGACAGGTCAATGTTGGCGATGCGAACCACGTAGCGCCAGTCCTTCACGACCAGGCCCGAGTCCCATTGGAACAGGCTTCGTTCCGCCTGGTAGAAGTTGCCGGAGGCATCTGCCACCGATTCTTCGCCCAGGTTGCGCGACTTCAGGCCGGCGCTCGAGCCTTGCGGGAATGTGCAGAACACCGACTGCTGCCCCCACACCACGAGGTACACGGAGGCGTTGTCAGAACCAGAGCCGCCACCAAGAATCACGTTGCCGCCGTTGCCTGCGGTCGTGCTGGAGTAACGAGTCGCCAGGCCCGAGAACGTCTTCACGTCGGTGCCCACGTTGCCGTTGAAAATCTTGCTGACCATTTCCTGGCCCATTGCTTCGATGAACGGCGACTCCTCTGACAGGCGGAATGCGGCACTGTTGCCATTCAATTGCAGAAGCTTCGCGTCGATGTGCGAGCGCGCTTCCAGCATCGCGCAGGGTTCCACGATCTGAGCGGTCGTACTCTTGCTCAACGGGACACCGGCGTTGTACTGACGCCAGTAGACCGTGGGCAGGCCGGTGCGAATGTTGACAACGTGCGACGTCGGCTGATTCGCCTCGATCGTCACAACGTCTTCCAGGATCTCGTTCTGCTGCGAGAGCATTTCCGCGATCGGATCAATCTTGCCATCAGACGTGAATCGCTTCGACGCTTCAGCAAGGGTCAGTTGACCAGTACCAAGAGTTGCCATTTCCTACTCCTTTAAGGGTTCATGTTTGGGTACATGCGTTGAGCCATCGACAGTTCGGTGCCGTTGTTCTTTGCACCATTCACAAACGATCGGTCTTCGCTGATTGCTTTGCCGGCCCGAAAAAACGCCCGGATGATTTCTGGGTTATCGCCCAAACCGGTCTTCTCCAGCAACGTCGCAAGTTCAGGTGTGCCAAACTTTTCAAGTGCAACTTTCGCGATCCCTCGGTTCTCTTCCAGATTGCTGCCTCCGAGTTCCTTGTCGGACTTAACCGCGTCTGTCCACTCACTTCGCAAGTTCGCCATCGCATCGGCGTGACTCTTGGCAATTGCCGGCCCGATCACATCGACAACCTTCTGTGCGCTCTCCTGGGTCAGGTTCAGTTCTTTCGCTACCTTTGAGTAGGAGTCGATCACGTCAGGATTGAATGACAACCCCTCCGGTGCCTTGAACTCATACTTCTCTGGCGCACCCGCAGGTGCCGCTTCAGAACCCACTTCAGCAGTCTCTGCTGACGCGGCCTTCTCACCATTCGATTGTTGCTGCTGACTTCCTGCATCCGCAGCAGTAGCGGTGCTTGAAGTCGTACCGGATGCAGAACCTTCACTGGTATTGGTGGTCTCTGCTGTCGTCGTTGCTGCTTCTGCCATCTGTTGCCTCTTTGAGCATCACTGGATAAAGCTCAGGACATAGCGCGTGGATCTGCATAAGCATGTGATTGCCGAAGTTCCTGTTACCTTCCGCGAAAGCCATCGTCATCGCGTTGGTGTTGAACGTCAGCCGGAACACGCCTGCTCTCTCCAGAAGACGCCACACAATGCGACGTCCCCGCCTGCTACCCATGAGCCAACGAATATCACCGTCCTCGGTTGCCTGTTCCAATTTCTCTCGGATGTCGCGCTTCTTCTTTGCTTCATCCTTTGAGTTCAGGTCAACCGGGTCGTATTCACTCATGCCCGCAATCTAGTCGTGGCATTTCGTGTTATGTACACAGGACACTATCTGCGCCTCAGGTACGCACCGCCACCACTGCTGGCAGTGCCCGTGTAGTCGTTCCCGTTCGGGCCATACTGAACACCCGACAGGACTGAGCCTGCCGGTGGGAACACGGCATTGCCACCTGATGTGATGACAGGCGCATGCCCACTGAGCAATAGGTGACCCGTGCCCGGTGATACCACACGATTCGCGCTCTGGATGATGCTCGGCGCATAGCCTGTCAGGAACGCATGTCCAGTCCCTGGCGTGAGCGTCGTGGTGAGCGTCTGTGAGATCGACGGCGCGTATCCAGTGAGCGCCAGGTGGCCTGTTCCTGGTGCCACCGTATGAGGCTGAACAATGCTCGGCGCATACCCAGTGATGACGGCATGCGCGGTGCCTGCGGCGACGATCTTGTTCGCTGACTGCGTGATAGTCGGCGCGTAACCCGTGACCGTTAGGTGGCCGGTTCCAGGCTGAATAGATCCAGCAATAGACTGACTGATAGTCGGAACATAACCGGTCAGCGTTACATGACCAGTGCCGGCGGTGATTATCTGATTTGCCGTCCTTGATATCGCCGGCGCATAACCAGTTGCAACAAGGTGCGCCGTTCCTGCAGTGACAACCTGGTTCGCGGTGCGCGTGATGGTGGGCGCATATCCGGTTGACACGAGATGACCGGTGCCAGCCGTGACAATGGTTGTCGCACTCTGCGTGACTGTCGGTGCGTAACCTGTGAATACCCCGTGTCCTGTGCCGGCCTGGACGCTCTGGTTGGCAGTCCTGGTGATAGTCGGCGCGTAACCGGTCAGGATGCCGTGCCCAGTTCCAGCCGTTACGGTCTGATTGGCAGTGCGCGTGACAGTCGGAGCGTAGCCTGTCAATACCAGATGCCCAGTGCCTGCCTGCACAACATTTGGTTGCAGGATCGATGGCGCATAGCCTGTGACGGTTAGGTGGCCGGTGCCAGCCGTGACCGTATGCGGTTGCTGAATACTAGGTGCATATCCGGTGAATACGCCATGACCGGTGCCTGGCGATACGGTTGTCCCGCTTACCGTGAACGACTGCGTATCGCGCAGAATGATGCGATCCGTCGCCGGGACTGACCACAGATACAGTGCCGTGTTCGTGACGTACAACAGCGCCGATGAAGAGTTCTTTGCCCCGTTGCTGTCCGTGACGACGCAGCGATACTGCTTGCCGTTCTGGTTGGCGTTCAGTGCCGCAGTCGTGTAGCTGGCGCTCGTTGCTCCAGTGCCGCCCGATACGTTTGCAAAGCTTCCGCTAGAGTTGTCCTGCCACTGATAACCCAATCCGCTGCCAACACTTGT